TATCTGAGCTTAAAGAAAAGAGCCTTGTATTTTCGGTAAGGGAAAAAATTATTAAATCCCTTGATGGTTCTTATGACATAAGCACGGTTTCTTCTGTGTTGGAAAATCTGAGAACAATGTTGGTTACAGAACATTTTTCCGAAAGCGATAGTCTTTCATTGCAAGATGTATTGGGAGAAACTTTAGAGCGTGCTAGTCAATCCCAAGAGGTTTACAAATTCTATGTTGGCTACATGGACTCTAAATTGAACGATTTTACACCTGGAAATACGATCGTGATTGGAGCTAGGCCAGGAGTTGGAAAAACTTCATTTTCTTTATGGTCTGCATTAAACTTGGCTTTTTCTAACATTCCAGTTCACTTTATTTCTATGGAAATGTCTATTTGGCAATTAGGAGCAAAAATTTACTCAATTATTAGCAACCTATCACCATCAAGAATTTTTTCCGGGTCAATTACAGAAGAAGAAAAGAAGCGAATAGGGCTTATGAATAAAATGCTAACTTGGGTACCGTTTAAATTGACTTCTTTGGGAAATCCAACGATACAAAACATTGAAGAGATAATGAGGAAAAGTGTAAGACAATACAACACAAAAGTTTTTTATTTAGACTATGTTCAATTGATTAATAACCCAATGATTAGTCAATCTAGACATCAAGAGGTTGCGTCTATTGTGCAAAAACTAAAAAATCTAGCTATAGAGCTAAATGTAGCTATAGTTGAGCTTTCACAATTAAACCGAATGGGAACAAAAGATCCAGAAATGACGCACCTCAAAGAAAGTGGTGATATTGAACAGGCCGCATCTCTTGTATTGTTGCTTTGGAATGAGGAAAAGGAAGAGGATGAAAAAGAAGAAGATTTAGATGACAGCTCATCAATAGATCTTGAAACATTAAACGACTTGGACGATATTTCGAATATTGGGAATGTTATTTCATCAAAAAAATTTAATAAAATACCTAGGTACAGAGTTGTTAACTATAGGGTTGAAAAGCACAGAAACGGACCAACATTTTCTGGACAGATGATTTTTGATTCGCTTGTTAATGTTTTGTTTGATCCTGGGATAAAGTTTAAAAAGGATGACGAAAACTTAAAGAAGATGATTAAGTTCGCTTATTTAAAATCTCCTGTAGGAAAGATGTATAAGGAGATGTTGACAGGGAGTGGGGATATGTTATAATGCCTAATGTTTGGGCTCGTAGCTCAACAGGACAGAGCACCTGCCTTCTAAGCAGGGGGTTGGTGGTTCGAAGCCACCCGAGCCCGCCAAAATAATAAACAATAGGAGAAAGAATGAAAGACTTCTACTCTCACAAAAAATTGGTTGGTATAGACATTGAAACATTTGGAGAAGGACCAAAGGGTGGTCTATCTCCATATTCTGGTGATATTGCGCTTGTTCAACTGGCTCATGATGATGGAAGAGTAGAAATACTTAGGTTGGACCAAGAAAGTTATTGGTACATTAAACAGATATTGGAAGACGATGAGATTCTTAAAATAGGACACAACTTTAAATTTGACATGAAGTTTTTTATCAAAAACAAAATTTATCCTAGGGAAATTTTTGACACAATGGTAGCTTCTGGAATTTTGTATGCGGGCGTTGATGTTGACGAGGTTTCTGAATTTTTTGAAGCTGTTAAAGAAGACATGGAAAACGAAGTTGAAAGACTATTTGAAGTAGAAGCAAAGAAAAGAACAAAATCTACAAAGTTTTCTCATAGCCTGCAGGCAGTACTAAAGAGAGAACTAGATGTTGTTCTTGATAAGGAACTTCAAACCTCGGATTGGTCTAAACCGCTTACGACTCTACAGAAAGAATATGCAGTAAAAGATGTAATATACCTTATTCCTTTAGCAAAAGTTCTTTGGGATAAAATTTTAAAGGAAGACTTAAGAGAAGTTTTTCTTTTGGAATCAGATTTAAACATTGTTCTGACATATATGGAACTTGTTGGTGTGAAAATTGATGCCAATAAATGGTCAGAAAGACTTGAAAAAGAGGCAGAAAAGCTAAAAGTACTAGAGGAAGAGTTACAGAAAGAAATTTATCATAGGTTTGTAAAGAAGGATAATTTATCAACTTCACTTTTTGAAGACGAGGGATATAAACAAATAAATCTCAACTCTCCAGTTAAATTAGCTAAGATTCTTGGACTAAAAAATGTTTCAAAACAAACACTAGAAAAGGCATCTAGCGATTCAACAATACAAAAACTTATTGAGTACAAAAAACTTGCTAAAGAAGTTTCTACTTATTCTGACGAATATTTGAAAAAACTTAATAAATGGAACAGACTAACCTCTGAGTATTATGCGGTAATGACTGCAACGGGAAGAATTAGTTCCAGAAATCCAAATCTTCAGAATGTCCCACAATGGTTTAAACAAATGATTATTGCAGAAGAAGGTTACGTTCCTGTATTTATAGACTACTCTCAAGTAGAACTACGAATTTTGGCTTATTTATCGGGAGATGTGTCTTTTATTCAGAGCGCAAATTCTCAAGATCTTCACTCAGAAAACGCAAGAAAGATTTTTAAAATTCCAGAGGACCAGCCAGTACCAAAAGATTTAAGAAAGAAGGCGAAAACAGTATCATTTGCCATTCCTTACGGAACTTCTGCAAATGGACTTTATAATCGTGGATTTTTTGATAATCTAGAAGAAGCTAAAGAAGCTATTCAAAACTTTTTTGAAAGTTTTCCTGATGTTAAAAGATTTTTAGAGGAAAATGCAAGTAGTGCGGTACAACGTGGTTACACAAGAGATGCTATTGGAAGAATAAGAAGGTACCAAGTACCAGAGCTAGATTTTGATATTAACAAATATCTAGATGTTTATCGTGCGTTTATGGACATGGTTGTATCAATGGACATGAATAAAGAAGTTTTTGATATGAGCTATGAAGAGTTTAAAAACACAAAACCTTTTGGCATCTTTAGGCTAGATAAAGAAACATTTGAAAAGTTTGTAAAGATAAATTCGTATTTCTCAAAAATATCTTCCATCAAAAGAGAAGGACAAAATCATCCTATTCAAGCAACATCTGCTTCTATTACTAAAACTGCTTTATTAAGGCTTTTTGATTATTTAGTAAGGACAGGATATGGATATATAACTCTTTCAATTCACGACTCGATTTTCTTTGAAATAAGGAGGGATAAGATATTTGAAGCGATAAGAAGCATAGTTAAAATAATGGAGGAAGCCGGAAGGGAGATTATAGGAGGAAATACTCCTGTTGATGTAGAAGTGGGTACCAAAATGGAATTTGTGTGCCAAAAGTGTGGGACTACTTATCTAGATAACCAGTTTTATATTGATCTTGAAAAAGAAATACTTATAGATAGAACTTTGGATAACTCGTATAACTTTTGCGAAGAGTGCCTGAAGAACATCACTTAGATATAAAGTCTGCCAGAAACCTTAAAACTATGTTAATAATTGTTACTATTACGCCCACAGCGGCTATAGTTTTAAAGTTTAGCTCCTGTTGTTCCTTTCTTAATTGATCCGCTATCTTTACGAAATACTCTTTTTGCTCATTTATAGATTTTAATATTGAAAATTCTACTTCTTTTAGGTTTTTATATAAATCTTTGACAGAATGTTCAAGTTCTGAAATTCTTTTGTCAAAAATTTCTCTTTCTATGTGCCACTTTGCGCTTTCTCTTAGCTCGTTTAATAAAAAGGATGTCAGTTTATCTTCTCCGCCCATTAAATTAGTTAACCCCTCTACTTTTTGTAGGGAGGTTTCAATTTTGTCCAACCTTCTTTTTATCAGAGAAATTTCTTCTTCCATGTCCTCAATAGATCTTTTTAGAAAACCTTATGTTTTGAAAAGCTACCTCCAAAGATTATATGCGTTAAGGACAGCAACTACAAAGTCAATGCCCTTGTCTACAACCTGCAACAGAGAATCTGTTTTTTCTTTGGGAAATTGCTTAGAGAGGAGTTCTTCAAGGATTGACATGGCGATTTTTTTCTTTTCCGTTCCATCATTTTCATTGTAAAGCCTTTCAACCTTTCGGACAACAGAAATTATGGTTGGAAGAAACTTTATAACTACAGCAATAAACTTTAAATTCTGTAACATATTTTCACCTCCGATATAATATTTTATCGTTGTATAAAGGTTTTTTCTTCCCGTGTACAATGTATATTATGATCATTGCCTTTGATGTGTCGTTGAGAAATACAGGATTTTTTGGAAAAAATGTAAATGGCGATATTGTTTATGGCATTTTGAAATACAAAAATGACTTTTCTTTAGAAGATTTTAATACCATCAAGAACCACTTAGATTTCTTAAAAACTTACTTTAAAGATCACCAAGACTACTTCTTGGCAGACATATATGTAATAGAAGCAGACACGTTTGGAATGAGAAAAGGCGGGTTCAAAACAAAAGAGCTTTTGACAATAGTTAGAATAAATCTTTCTTATGCGTTAAAAGAGTACAACCCTAATGTCAAAATAGCGTATGTAAGAAACTTTGAGTGGAAAAAGAAATTAGGACTTGGAACGGGCGGAAAGGAAACATATATTGATGTTGGCAGAAACAAACTTATTGAGGAATTTGGAAAGGAGATGGAGGATATAAAAAAT